GCTGCGGTGGGAGCCGCCAAGGTCATCGCCAGAGCCGCCGCGCCGTTCAATGCGTAAGTGCCGGGGATAAGCGGGATCGCGCCCGAGGCCGCGACATAGCTGACTTCGTCGCCCGGCGCCATGATTCCAAGAGGCGCCACGACCAGGACGGTAGCGAAAGAGCCGGGCGAGACGTAAGTCTGCGCTTCCAACGCAATCGCGACGACCGGCTGGCCGGCCTGCGCCGGTATCAGTTGGCCCGATGCGTTGGTTGTCAGCGGCTGCAACGCGGTGATATTCGCGCCGATCTGCGCCACCGCCATGCCGAGTTCAATCACGGCAACGGGGTTCGTAGGCGCGGTCGCGTTGGCGCCGACGACCTGATCCTCTTCGATGATGCCGAGCGCGGCCGCGGCGGTCGCGGTGATCAGCAGGCAATGGAACGCGTCGGAGCCGTAGGTAACTGCCAAGCCGCGCGCGTAGCCGGTTACGGAAGCAGCCAGCAAAGATTCCTTCACCGGCGCGCCAATCGGGGTTTTGCCTTCAACGTAGATGTTTGCCATCGCGCCCTCCTGGGGCTAAAGAAATTCTTTTGAACCTTGCGCAGCGGAGGCCTTAATCCCGGCCTCCGCAGCAGGCAGAAACTAGACAGCGCCGCCGGTCGACCTGCCGGCCTGCATCAGTTCCGGCTGTTCGGCCTCGATTTGGGTCATTGCCTCTTCGAATGTGATCTTCTTCTCGCGCTGCCGATCCTTCACCGCGTCGGTGAATACGTCTCCGGTCGTAGCCTTCCCCTTACGAGGTGCGCCGCCTTCAACCATGCGGCCGCCGGGAACGATCTTGGGCAGGCCTTCAAGGAAGAGCACCAGCGTTTCCAGCGTGGAGACCTTCTTCTTCGCGTCGCCCTCGCCGAACTCGACTGTGACGGTGGACTTGGCCAGCTCCTCGAAGACCGGGCCGAGGCCCATCTTCTCGAAGGCTGGAATCCACTTGCCCGCGGACTTGAGGCGGGTGACGGCTTCAGTGGCGCGGAGTTTGATCTCGCCGCCGGCGATGGCCGTCTCGCGCTCGGCAAACTTCTTGCCCTGGTCGGTGAGCTGCGTTTCGAGAGCGGTGACCTTGGCTTGCAAGGGCGCGGCAGCGGCCGTGGCGGCCTCGTTGACGAGGCGCGTGATGTCGGCTTCGCCAAAGGTTTTGGGCTCGGAGCTGCCCTTGAGCAATTCCGCGAAGAATGCCTTGAACTGCTCGAATCCGGTTTTGTTTTCTGCTGCCATTGCTGCATCCTCCGCGAAGTCCACCTCAATGAACTTCTGACCGTGATCGTCGAAAGCGACGTCCTGCAAACCTTTGACTTCGGGAGGCATCGCGCCCAGATAGGCGACGTGGCGCAGCCCGGTGATGTTGCCGTCCGCATCGCAATAGAAGGCGGCGGAACGTTTCTTGTAGCGCCCGGCCTTGCGGGCCTCGGCAAAGTTGGGATCAACCTGCTTTTCCTTGGCGGAGAGCGTGTTCCCCTCCACCGAAAGTCGATCAACCCAGCCGAAGGCCGGCTTGTTGTCGACCGGATGGCCCACGGTGACCGGGGCTTCGTGAAAGCTGGGATCGTAGTTTCTGACCACGCGGTCGAGATCGGAGCGCGTGATGTTCCCCTTGCCCGCGCCGCGATAGTCGCCGGCGCGGAAGATTTCAATCCACGGCGACGCGAAAGATTCCGCGTACGTCTGGGTCAGGTGGTTCTTCACGAAGTCGGTGGTGTCTAGATTTTCATCTTTGGCCTTGAGCACGATCTTGCGCGCGGTGGGCGCCTTGGCGCTTGACGGCAGATCGGTGTGCGCAAACATATCGAGAGCAGAGTTGACGTGGGCGTGAGTGTCGAGCGGAAGGTGCCAGCTCTCCGGATCCTGCGCGTCGCCCACGTAGGCAAACTTGTCCGCCGTAAGCGCAACGCCGTCCACTGTCTTGATCTTCGCCATTGGGTTTACGCTATCGGGCTGTGGCGCGTAACGGCGCGGCTACGGTGCAAGCTGGAAGTACTGTGGATGCTGGAGAAGTTGCTGCCGCGCGCGGGGAATCGGAGACCGGTAAAACCCGGTAGCTGTCTGATATTCTACAGCGCCGTCAAGGTGTGGAAGCCGGGCGCGGGGATCCCGAGTCGAGCCAGGAGCGGCAGGCGTTCGAGACCGCCTTCGTCGCTTCCCTTCGGCGCGTCTTCAGGCAGCACCGGGATGACCGAGCAGCGGCAGTTGTAATCGTTGGGCGGATAGATCTTGAGCCACACCGGATCGATAGCCCGCGCGCAGAAGCCGTCCAGGGCCGCATGCGCCGGGCGCACGCACAAGTCTCCGACCGTCCAGTACTGCCAGTAGGGCAACGCCTCCATCAGGCTCGGCTCTTTCATTTGCTCAAGCCGGCCCGCTGAATATGCTTTGCCCGTGTTGGTCTGGAAGACGGTGTCCAGTTCGAATGCGGCCAGCTTCTGGATTCCGGCCTCGGTGGTCAGCTCGTTCACGGCTTTGTGGAAGTCCGCGGCGGTTCCACCCTTGGTCAGCGTCTTTTCCAGCGCATCGCGAATCTTCGCAATCAACCTCTGATCGCTGATTCCCGATATGGTGAAGGCATCGTTGCGGTAATGCTGCTGCAGCCCGTCGAAGACTTCGCGCGTCACCGGCGTGAGGTTGCGCAGATACTCGATCGCGCCCGTGGCCGGGATATCGAAGCTGAAGCCGATGTTGAGCGGGTCGCTTTCGGCGTCATCTTGAGAGTTATCCTCGCCGAAGACCCGCGCGCGGCCCATCGCCGTTGCCAGCAACACCGGACGCCGCGTCTTTTTGACGGCGAACCGGCCGACGTGGAGGCGGCCGAGAAGGTTGGCGGCCGCCAGATGCCGGGCGAGCAGATCGCCGAGCTGGATCTGCGCGACGTGCGCGCTTGAGGGGGGGCCGAAGGCCATGCCGTTACTCCTGCGGCGCTACGGCCGTCGCGGCGATATCCCGCACGCGTTTGGCGAAGATGCCCTTCGCCTCGGTCTGCAACTGGGCGAACAGCGTGTCGTACTGATCCATCTCCGCGCGCATGGCGGCCTCGGCCTGCCTTTCCGCAAAGGTCGCGGTCGAGCGATCGGTCAGCGCGACCGGCGGCGCGTTCACGTTGGGGACAAGAACCTGATCCGGATCCTCGCCCTTGGCCATGGGCCGGTCGTAGCGGTCGGAGATGTAGCCCACGGTGAAGAGCTTGCCCATGCGTTGCAGCCCGGAGTCTACCGTGAGAGCGAGACTCAGATCCTCGGCCTCTTCCAGATCGAATTGCCAGACGGGCATGGGAGCCTTCGGCCCAAAGTTCCAAAGGACGAGAGGCTTGATGAGCTGCTGATTCACCACGGACTGCAAGCTGCGGCACAACTCGACGGAACGTTTGTCCAGCGTGTCGGCGTGAGTCGAGCCCTGGGCTTTCGATCCCGTACCGCCTTCGTTGCCGAAGCTGGTGAGCGTTTCGCCCAGCGTCCGCCGCGCGATCGAGTACTGCATCGCCTGAAAGAAATTCTCGTAGACCCGTGGATCCTGCGAGCGCGCGATCTTGAGCAGATCCTTGTCGTACTCGAAGCCCTTGGGCACCGCGACGGCCACGTTGTCAATGAGCGCCTGGGCGATGTCCACCGCCTTCTGGCGCTCCGACTCATTGTCCGCATCGTTGTAATGCACCACGGCCGTGCCCGGTCCCTTCTCCGCGTACTGCATCCATAGCCGCTGGATGTTGCGCTTGAACCATGAAGGCCAAAAGACGGCCTTGAGCAGCGGACGACCCATGCGATTGCGCGAGCGCTTGCGGTAGCTGAAGACAAGGAACTTTTCCTCAGGCACCAACTGGCCTTCGGACGCCCAGGGATTGTCAAGCAGTTGCAGCTTGCCGACTTGCGGATAAAAGCGGTTGCCAAAGAGAAACAGTTCCTGGGGGCAGTCGTCGATCGACGCCAGCTCCGCCTGGCCCATGGACGTGTCGAAGACCATCTCCTGCACGCTGAAGCCGTAGCCGGGCGCATCCAGGATGCAATCGAGCACCGCGTGAAAATCCAGTTTGCCGAGCTGCGCTTCGATGAACTCCTTCACTTCCTGAGCTTGTGCGGATTCGTCGCGCGGCGCCGGCAGCACGCTGCGATCGCGTTCCAGCACCGACAGCTTGAGCGTGTCCAGGCAGTTGGCCACGTCCTCGTCTTTGTCTTCAAGCTCGCGGTAGTAGGCCATGGTCTGGGGCATGTTGTAGGTCATCGACGCCCAGATGTCCGTGGGGTTGCGTGTGCCTCCGAAAGCAAAAGTATTGCGATAGAGCGATATCTGCTGCAGGTACAGGCTCCCAGAGGAGACGATCTGGCCCTTGGGCGGCATCGCCGGAACGGCGAGAATCGGATTGTCTTTGCTCGCAGCCATCAGAGGTATCCCTTCAGTTGAGCGTAAGAGGTTTGTTTGTCTGGTGTGCGGATGCCCAGTACGCAGGTCTCGGAGTCGCCGGCCAGGTCCGCCAGGGCCTTGGCCCAGAATGCGTCGGCGTGGGCGAATATCTTCTTCTTCGCGCCGCCGGCGACGGCCGTGTCCACTTCGATGCGCGGCGCGTCGAAGGTGACGCCGCTGGGCGTGGCTTGGCGCTTGATGGCCTGCAGCTCCGCGCGGATCTGCGGATCGTAGGGGATGCGCGAACGCTGTTGCTCCATGCGCTTTTTGATGCGGATGGCCAGGTCGGTCTTCATCTTGACGCCGTTATCGTTCGACCCGCCGAAGCTCACGCCCATCAACCGGCCCTCGTTCTCAAGGTTGAGCAAATCGAAGAGACCCACGCCCATTCCGGTCATGTCTATCGCGGACCTGGTGGTCATGCGGACGATAGGATTGAGCCGCTTGGCCTGATCGGGAAAGCTCATTCCGTGCAGCTTGATGACGCCGCGCGTCCAGGCCACGTCGCCGATCTTTTCATCCAGCCACGCGCAGGTCGCATCGTGAACTCGGCCCACGTCGATGCCCGAGTATAGCGGCCCGCGCGGATGAAAGTCCGGAGGCAGATCGACGGTCGCGCCCGCATCTTCGCAGGCAGCGATCAGATCGAGGCTGAGCCACGCTCCCGTGGATTTAAGGAAGACACAACAGAATTCCTGATTCCAGGTGTCGTCGTCGTTCAGGCCAAGCCGCATTTCCTCAATGTTGATGGGGCAGCCCTCGGCTACGGCCGCGTAAACGTCTACCCAGTGTCCGGACCAGCCATCTTTCTTGACCGGCAACTGGGCCGGCGCCGCGCCCATCTCAAGGCCAAGCTGGCGGGCGATGTCATAGAACTTGCCCTGCTCGCCGTTGGGCGTCGACAGCACCTCAAGCGAATTGCCCAGGGCCACCTGGCGGAAGACGGCCGCAAAGATGGCGTAGCTATCTTCGTGGTGCGCAAATTCGTCGAGCACCGCGTCGCCGGGGTAGCCGCGAGCGGTGCGCGGATTGGCCGGCAGGGCGATGATGCGGCTGCCGTTGGGAAATGTGATTTTGCTCTGGATGGCCTCGATGCGGCCCAGCGCGTCGACAAAGTCCTCGTTGGCGATCATCTGCGCGGTGCCACCCATGAGCTGGCAGAGTTTCGCGCAGGTCTCCACAAACTCGATGGACTGCGCCTTGGAAGCGGAGAGCACCGTTGTGGTGCGGCCGGGAACGCGCATCGACATCTCCACGCGGCGATACCCGGTGGCGAAGGAGTAGCCGATGCGGGCGGCCTTTACCGCGCATTTGAAGCGGCTATCGTCGTCGATCCAGCGTTGCTGGTAAGGCCGCATCTGCAGCACCGGCGGCATTTTGATGACGCGATCGAGGACTTCAATCATGCGCGCTCACCGCCGGCTGCAGCAGCGGCGGCAAACCGAAGGTGCGCTCGCGCAGCAAGTTCAGATCCTCGATCGAGAACTGCCCGGTGCCTCTCTTTGCCGCCTGTTGCGTGGCCTGGTCAACGCGATCGCGGGCGATCTGCTCGCGAGCTTCGAGCAGCTTGATCTTGCGCACGTCCACGTCTACCTTCCGCTCGCGGATGTCGTTTGTTCTTGACGCCTGCATCTGCTCGGACAGCGCGATCAAGCCCTTGGCGGCGAAGGCGCGGCCCTTGGGCGTTGTGTCTTCGGCAAGAATCGACATGAACTGGTCGCGGGCCGCGTTCAACACGGCCTGGTCGCCGCCCTTGAGCACCGATCCGGCGAAGGCCGCCGCCAGCTCGCGAGCCTGCGCGGAGCGTCCCATGGTCTCCGCCATCACCTGGCGCACGCGCAAGTCGAACCACCGGTGCAGGTTGGTGTGGGGCAGGCGCAGCCTGGGGAAGAGTTCCAGCACGTCAATCGGGAGCGTGTCCCAATTCACGAAGCCGCCTTTGTCGAGCGGCAGCGCGGAAAGCTCCTCGATCTCCTGGAAGGTGTGGCCGTCTTTGAGGGTTTGAATTGCGTTGCGGACTTCCAGCGGAAGCCTGTCGATCTTGAGCGGTTGATTCACCTGGCGCCGCTGCCCGGTGCGCGGTCGCTTTGCATTTGCCACACGCGCCTCCTAGTCGAAGAGAACTTCCTCGTTGTCTTTGCGCCGCATCACAAGCGCCAGCCCCGCGGCCGTGAGCATGATCTCCTCGGCAATCATGCGCTCCTTCAGGTCGCTGAAGGACTGCTCGAACGTTACATAGCCCAGCACTTGCAGGTCCTGCAGCATGGTCAGAACCTGCCGCAGGCTCATGTTCGAGCCCAGGTTCTGCATCATCGCGTACATCTCGAAGTCATCCATCCGGTCGAACTGGGCCTCATGGCCCTGCCGGATCAGCTTCAGCATGTTGCCGCGACGCCGCTTGATCTGAATCAACTCTCGCTCAGTTCCCATCCCGCTCCGCCTCATCCTTTTTTTCGAGTGCAGCCTTTTCGCTACTGAGCTTAGAATGCAACCCCTTCACGCTCGATGCAAGGTCGAGCAGGACGATGGAAATTCCTGCGCCGCGTAAAGGGAGTGCCGGCGCACTTCCTCGAATTGCTTGCCGCCCTGGTCTGCCAAGCGGCTAAGTGCGTCCGCCGTTCTACCCGCCGCTTCGCCGCTGGCCCTAAGTTCCCCGGCCATCACAGTTACACTCTCCCTGACCGTCGAGTTAACGTTCTCAAGGAACTTACCCGCAACAAAGACACAGAAGATAGCAATCAGAAAGGTCGGACCCCAGGCTTGTAACAGGGCAAAGGATTGCGTCGGAGCGGATTTAAGTACCTCGTAGGCGCCCAACGCGACCGCCGCGCCGCCCGCGCCCCCGATCGCGACCCCGATATGGCGGAGCAAGCCCGACCGAAAGCCCACCTGGGCGTCAATCTTCGACCGTCCGTCCCCGCTCAATCCCAATGTCGTCACCGTGGCGATTTCGCCTCCCGAACCTGTCTGCCGCCCAAAAACCCTCCTGGAGATCAGACCCAACCGGTTTTTGCCGGTTCCTTGGCCGTCCTGTCCAGCGCGTTGCCCTTTCTGGCACTGCCAGAGGGGGGTAGGCCGCCTAAAACGAGTCCGGTCTGCCAAAACGCACCCTGAGTCGTTTTCCTACTTCCCGGTTCCCGCCACCGCCTGAGCCACCGTCAGGTTGCCCGGACGGTTCCACATCGCCTCGAACTTCGTCTCGAACCTCGCCGCCGCCCCCGCGTCTGTGGAAAAGGTCGCCGAATTGTCCTGCGACCGCTCCCCTTGAGGGCTGAAATTGGCCGATCCGTCCCGGACAAGCGACTTATCCACGGCATAACTCTTCAGGTGCATCAAGACCTTGCTGAACTTGACCCGTATGTCGACGTTGGGAATTCCGATAAGTTCCTTGAGCGGACTTCGGGCGCAGGCGCTATCTCCCCTGCACTCGGCTTCTAACTCGCCCCGGTCCAGATAGATGCGCACCTTGATTCCGGCCTTGGATCGGGTTAGAAGCGCATCCACAATGGCGGGATCGGTCAGCGAAAAAGCGGCCAGGTCGACGGTCGAGGCCGCCATCTGAATCGTCGTCACGTCCAGGACTTCGAGGTTGCTGTCCGGAGAATAGGATGTCCCTCCAGGAGGCTGCGCGTAGACCGGCGTCCCACCGCCTCCGCAGCTCCACAGGCAAAGCGAGACCAGCAACATGAGCCACGGAAAAACCTTTTTCGGATCGAGCCCCATCTTGGCGACGTTCTTTCTCGCCAGGTCCATGCTGATTTTGGCTTCGTTGCGCTGCCTCAACAGCAGCGTGGAATGCTTGCGCTCCTCCCGCAGCTCGGCCTTGGCCAAGCGTTCGCCGAACTTTGCGCCCAGCCAGAAGAGAATGACTCCCACCGAGAGCGTCGCCGCCAAAACCAGAATCGTTTCCATGTCTATTCCTTTTCCTGAGGCGCGAACGGCAGGATGTTCGACGCCTTTTCATTTTGATAGCTGACATTCACCACCGAACCGGGATGCGCCAAACTCAGCGCGGTCTGCACCGCGTCTTGGATGGCTTGCGCGCTGGCGCCGCTCTTCACATCGACCGAAACCCTGGCCACGCCCTCCAGCGCCGAGAGCAGCTCGTCCTGGTGGCGATTGGCCTTCGCTCCCATTCCCGCGATCGACAGGCCCAAGCCCAGCAAACCCACGCCGGCGGTCATATCCAGCTTGCCCCTGGCCACTCCGGCCACGGCCGCGGCCATCACCAGGCCGCCGCCGACGATGGTTTTCTTGCCCTGCCACCAGGCGTTCACATTGGCCAGAAACTTTACCATCGGTCGCCTCCCCACCAGCCGCGCAGCTTGGCTTTGAGCCGCTGCCACCGCGTTGGGCTTTGCAGCTTGAGCGCATCGTGCATCTGGACCATGAGCGCGGCAAACTCGTCCGAGTTGGCGCGGAGCTGCGCCTGATTGCGTTTGGTCAGCTCCTCGCTGAGCGTTTCGATCTCGCGGTCCAGCACCTCAAGCCTCGCCGGGTCGGTCGTCGAGTCGAATTGGCGTTGCAGCTCGTCGTAGCGCTGCTGCATCGCGGCGGAAGACTCTGCCTTCGCCGCTTGCCCTGCGCACGGACCGCCGCTTGCCAGCCCCAGACCTAGAACCAAGATCAGCGCGAAAGCGGCCCGGATTGAAGTCCGGCTCAGCACGATTGCGCCACCAGGTCGCGCAGCTTGTTGGCCACGTAGCCTTCCGTCACCAGGAAGGGCTTGGCCGTACATTGCAGCGTCAGAGTCTGGGCAGGCTCGCTGTAGGTCCAGATCAGGGTGACGCCGTCGGCTGAGGCGGTGCCTGTGTCGCCGACGATGTCGCCACGGAACCCTTCGTCGATATGTGCCTCGGCCTCCACTCGCCCCTGAATGGCGGCAAAGCGTTCCCGCGTGATCTCTGTGAATTTGATTGGCGCGCAGACTCCCATCGGAACTCCTCAGTGCAGAATTTTGTCCACGTTCTTGATTGCCGCGTCGATGTTGGGCTTGTCCGGATCCAAGTCTTTGGTGCGGGCTTGCCACTTGGTTTGGGCCAGGCCCACGCTTTGCAGCCGGTCCTGCGTACACAGCTCGCGCGTCTTGGCCGGCTTGCTCTGGATCAGGTCAGCGGCCGTCGCCAGCGTAGACGCCGCGGCGTCGACCGCCAGCTTCTCGTCGCCCTGGGCCAGCTTTGCCAGCTCCCCAGCCGCGCCCTGCGCCCCGCGGTAGGCCGCGATGCACTGCGCGTCCACCTTGTCGGGCTTCGTCTTGGCCGCCGCATTCACCGGCACAAGCAGCAGCACCGCGACAAACAACCATCCGAAAATCCTCACAACGCCTCCCTGTTCAGATCGCTTACTTGTTCTTCGTGGCGATCGCTCCGACGCCGCTGATAGCGGCGGCAATGGGATAAGTGACGGCTTGAATGAGCGTACCGATATGAGCGAACAGCGGCGATACGTCGCCGATGCCGTTCATGTTTTTAGCGGGAGTGACCCAATCCTTCGGTTGGATGAATCTCATTTCGGCTCGCTCTTCCCGGTTTTCAGGAGAAGCGCGGCTTGTTGGGCCGCGCCCCAGGGTTAAGTAGTGTTCCTCAGGTACGCGCCGCGTGGCAATCTGAGGCCGAGTGTCCATGCTGCGGGTGTATGTCGTCAGGCGGTCGCGGTTGCCGCGGGAGCCGCGCTTCCGGCCAAAGCCGTTGTCAGCGCGTTCAGGTTGCTCACCACGGTGGTCACCGCGTCGACGCTGGCCGTGTTGGTGATCTTGGCTGCACTCAGCAGGCTCGACAGGTTTGTGACCACGCTGCCCGTAATGCTGGCCGCCGTCGGCACCGCGCCGTAATCGTAGATGAACCCGGCAGCCGCGGTCAGTCCCGCCTGCGCATCCGCCAGAATCTTTCCAACCAGGGCTCCCGCCGGCGCCCCGGCCTCTGCGGTGACCACCGTTTGCAACGCGGCCCCCGCATACTTCAAAATGCTGGCCGAGGTCTGCTCTAATGCCGGAGCTGCCTTGTTCAAAGCGCCAAGCTCCTTTTCCGCCCAGGCCGCGAATGTGCCCAGGGCGCTCTTGATGCTGCTGAAGATGTTCATGGTCCTCTCCTTTTACTGCGTTGGAAGTTTTTGGGTGGCCGGTTGGTCGATGGGCTGCACGTCGTACTGGCGCAGATCGTATTCGTTGATGAGCTTGATGAGGGCGACCGCGTAATCGGGGGACGTGCTGTAGCCGCACTTCTGCAACTGGGTGGCGAACGCGGCGGGATCGTTGCGCTCGGCCATGGCCGGCTTGTAGCGCGGGGCCAGGGCGAGCAGGCGGGCATGGGCGAGAAAGCTGTCGAGGGGCGACGGATACTTGGCGAACGCGCACATCACGGAGACTTCGCGTCCGTCCACAAACTCGTGCGTGGGGAACTCCGCGTAGGCGTTGGGATCGGCGTGCGCCAGGGCCTTGATGCCGAAAAAGTTGTTGGCCTGCTTGGCCAGGGCGCTCTGGCCCCAGCCGGATTCGGCGATGGCTTGCGCAATGGTGATGGAGGCGGGAACGCCGAAGAGCTTTTGCGTGGAGAGCGCGGCAGGCACAACGTTGGCCAAAAAGCTCGACTCTTGCTGATTCATGCCCCACCCCTCCACACCCCCGCGATGTGGACCTGTCGCCGGGGACCCCTTCAAGGGAGGCCGGGCGCCACAGCGTGCTACAGCACCGCCTGGGACGCCACGGACACTCACTGCTCTGGCACGTCCGAGACCTCCTTCTGATGGGATGAATCGAGACGCAGACCGATCAGGCCTGATGCGACTTTAAGGGGAAAGGGGTGTGGCGGATTGGGAGAGAAGGTCGAACGGTGGAAGCTGGAGAAGACAGAGCGCCGCGCGCCGTGGAGACAGGCGGCGCGGCGGCGTTTTGGGGGAAAAGAAGATGTCTACAG